GCCGTTCGACTGAATATTTAAATTTCCTGTCGTATCTGCGCTCTGTACGAGGCCAGCAGAAGTTGAGGCGTTAATTGTCACGGCCATTTTATTTAGCCTCCAGTTTTTCGATTCGTGCTGTGAGTTCTGCTATTGCATCTTGTTGAGATTTGTTTTGTGCGGAGAGTTCTTGGATTGCTGCGGTTAGTGTGGCGACCAAGAACGAAACATCCACGCCTTGATAGGATGGTTTCCCATCTTTATCAATAGCATCTTTCTCGCCTGATACACAATTTGGCATAACTTCAGCCAACTCATGTGCGATAAACCCCTGACCCTCTGACCCGTCAACTCGCCATTTAAAAGTAACGGGTTTTAGCGCAGCGACAACAGATAGCGCATCAGTCATCGGCGCGACGTCTGTTTTCAGCCTGTAATCGGATGAGGTGTTAAACGCTGTTGCAGAGCCGCTGGTGGATATGCTACCGACAGTTCCATTACTGTTACTAAATATAAATTGGTTGTAGTTGCTTGTAGTTGTCGCAGAACTAGACCAGAAATTTTGTCCAAAAGTCCCACATATTCGAACACCCGAGACGCTAGCGTTTGGGTCTGAAGTGGTGTTAAACAGTGTATAGCCATTACTAGCAAACCGCACTCTTTCCACTTGTGGCAGACCCGTCCCTGCTGTTGCCACAGTAGAGATCGCCATGCTTATACCAGCGCCATCATAAAATCCAGAGATGGCAGCAGTCTTTCCGCTGTCATCGTCGTAGCCTAACCACAAACTGCTTCCTGTGCCAGAACCACTACCAGCATTCGTGCCAATGAACGATTTTGTCGCTGAGCCACCAGTAGCTGCTCCATTGGTTCTTGTAGTCCCAGTAACCACCTGATTACCAACAAAAGTATTCGCCCCAAGCGTAGCGAGCGTAGCAGTAGCACTCGGCAGCGTGATCGTGGCAGTAACAGCATCAACCGGAGATAGCGTTGTAGAGCCGCTGGTTGCGCCATTTAATACAAGTGTGCCCATGTTATTTAATCTCCATTGGCGGAAGTTCTGCTAGGTAAGTTTCTTCGCTGATGAATTCAGGCACGAGATTTTGCTCGGCTAGCATTTGGGTGATTGTTTCTTCACTCATGCCTTCGTAAGCTACAAGGGAGGAATTAATTCTTGCGTAGAGTTTCATCTCACTCTCCTTGCAGAGATTCTGTAGCCGACCAGCGGCGGCCCACCTATATAACTCACATATGCGTTAAAGTAGTAAGTTGTTGTGCTTGAAATTGACACTCTATAAGATGGAATAGCTAAAGGTAAATAATCAGCAGTAGATGGAGGTGGGGTAAAAGCCACATAATTACTACCCATAGTTCCACCAGCGCCGCTGTTGGCAACAGAGGTAATTTGTGCATAAATTTCCGTCCATGTTGCACCAGAACGCAAAAATACGGCTGTCAAAGACGTATCCCAATCTCCCGCAGTAAGCGAAAGGCTTGCAATACTGCTCCATGTACTGGAACTTCCGATAGCGCCAGACCCGCTACTTGCACTCACATACTCCCCCACATATCCAGCCGCAGCGGAGTCGTTCGTCGTAGTGCCTACAATCGCTTTCGTTGCTGGCCCGGTTATGCCGTTTGTACCGTCGAGAGTTATCGCCATTTCATGCTCCTAAAGTACGACCCAAGAATGCCCGCTCGGGATAGTAACTGTCACTCCACCGTTAATCGTGATCGGGCCTACGGACATGGCAGAAAATCCGGTTGAGAGCGTGTAGTTTGTCGTGACGACCAACTGATTCTGCACGAATACCTGATCTCCTCCGCCACCCGTAGCGCCGCCGCTTATTGCAACAACATCGCCACTGTTGTTCTTGGTGTACAACACTCGATCAGTGACATTGATCGCTATCTCACCAACCGACATATTCCCGGCCGATGGCGTAGCGGCAGCCGTCGTGCTTCTGTAGGGGATTATTGCTGTATAGCCGGATTGACTCATTTTTGTTCCCTTAAGACACTACCCACCGGGCAGTTCCAGACAACGTCACCGATACACCCCCAGAGATAGTAATTGGCCCTGCGCTCATGGCAGAGTTCCCTGTGGCCACAGTATAACTGGTTGATACCGTTTGGCTATTCACCACAAGCCCATTGGTTGCATTCAGCACCGTCGAAGCCAATTCACCCGTTGATGGCTTGTAGAGCAGCTTTGCATTGGAGGTGTAAATCGCGCTTGCTGTTCCTGACGTTGCCGCAAGGAATGCCGGATAAACATTCGTGGCCGTAGTGGTGTCATTGGTTATTGCTGACCCGCCCACCGACGACCACGCCGTCCCGTTATAGCCTTCAAATTCCGTTGTCGTCGTGTTGAAGCGCAACTTTCCAGCGACGCCTGTTGGTCGTTGAGCCGTAGTTCCGCTGGAAAGCTGAACTGCGCCCGTCGATGTAAATGACGAGTCCGACGAGGCTGTCATTGTCGTGAACGTACCAGCCGCAGGAGTTGTTGCGCCTACTGTCCCGTTCAGAGCCCCAGAAAACCCGGCACCGGTTACCGTCAAGGCACCAGTTGATGGGTTAAAACTCAATTTTGTCGAAGTTACCTTTGCCGGCAAATTCCCGGTATTTGCGGTAACCCAGACGGGGTACATCGTTGCGTTGGTCGAGGCGTCATCTGTAATGCCGATGTTCGTGCTGTTTGTGGCATTGGTGGCCGATCCAACCGCAAGAGTGCTTTGAGCCACATACTGCGGGGCTGATGCCCCTGCCGTTAGAACATACCCAGATGTTCCAAGATTCAGGAATGTGGTCGTCCCGGAGGCCGAGTTATACGGCAAAGATCCAGTACCGCCACCGGCAATGTTGGTGGAAGAAGTTGCGGTCGACGCATTTCCGTTAAGACTTGCCGTAATCGTTCCGGCACTGAAGTTTCCAGAACCGTCCCGCTGAACGATGGCCGAAGCCGTATTTGCTGATGTGGCCGTCGTCCAAGTCGGAGTTCCCGCTCCAGCAGAAGTCAGAACCTCACCAGAAGAGCCGGCGGCGGTAAAGGCGTATGCCGTTCCAGTTCCATAAGCCATTGCCCCAGCAGTGGGGGTTGCAATCGCATTTGTGCCGCCGTTTGCGATAGCCAGCGTTCCGGCCATCGTAATCGTTCCGCTGGTGGTGATTGGGCCGCCAGAGAACGTCAGGCCAGTCGTCCCGCCCGACACGTCAACCGAAGTAACCGTTCCCAGTGGGTTTGTAGACCATTGGAAAGTCGCACCAGACCATTCAAGGTAGGTGTTAGCTATCGTCGGAGCGGTAATAAAATTGGTCGTTCCAGAACCGGTCTGGTAGACAATCTGGTTTGCGGCGCCTCCGGCAAGATTGGTCGATGTCGTCGCAGATGTGGCCGTTGCGGCATTACCTGATATCCCAATGCCCCAAGTACCCGTGGCCCCTGTCCCATCAGTCTTTGGGGCGCCAACGGTGCTGTAATCAACAGTTCTAGCTGCAGAACCATTGAAAGAGGTGTTTGGAGCATCACCGCCCGTACTGTTAAAAGTCACCGAGTTAGCAACAGAACCTGCTTGACCAGTCGTGTTTTGATTTAGCGTCGGAACATCCGCAGCCACCATGGCCCGGAAAGAAGGCACGCCCGGAGCGCCATTAGGGGCTGCAAAAATATAGTTTTGGGTTTGGCTTGCCCATGCACCGGTCAGAGTTCCTGATGTCGTAACGGGAGAACCGCTGACAGAGAATTCTGAAGGCAACGAAAGGCCAACAGAGGTCACCGTGCCAAGAGGGTTCACCGACCACTGGAAAGCAGAGCCAGACCACTCCAAAAAGCTATTGGCGACAGACGGCGCAACCACAAAGGTAGTTGCTCCGGGGCCGGAGTTGTAAATAATCTGGTTGGCAAGCCCGCCTGAGACATTGGTGCTGGTTGTTGCGGTTGCAGCGTTTCCTGAAATATCTATATTCCAAGTTCCAGTTGCACCTGATCCAGAACGAGATGGAACGTCAAGATTGGTACGCGCATTACCTGCATTGGCTGCGCCAGTGCCCCCGTTATCCACGTCCAACGTCCCACCCAGCACCACGGCCCCAGAAGTTGGCGTCGATGGCGTCAGCCCCGTGGAACCTCCACTGAACGTTGTGACCCCGCCGGTAACCGAAAATTGTTCCCACGATCCGCCGGCAAAACCGTAGAAATTCTGGTCATCTGAGTTAAAGCGGATCTGGCCATCAACCCCTGCCGGCTCCTGCGCTGTCGTCCCAACCGGGATCTTCATTGCTCCGGTGCCCGGAATAACAGGGTTGGCAGCGATCGACAGCGTTGGGTTCCCACCGGAACCGTTGCCATTGGCCACGTCGATCTGATTGGCCGTTCCTGCCACTAGCACGGTCCCGGCAGTCGTTCCCCCTTGAACCGCTACCAACCCCGTCCCGCCGACACTAGCCAATGCTCCCGCAAGCCCATCCAGAGACACCGTAGGGTTTCCAGAGACACCAGATCCGTTGGTAATGGATAACCCATCCCCGGAAACCGCAATAGAACGGGCCGCCACGGTGTTTGACCCGGTCTTGGCTACCATCCCATTGCCCATGGACTCAAGCGACCCAGAAGCCCCGTTTAGCGTGATTTGGAGGGTGCTTTGGGCCCCACCGTCCGTCAGACCAATTCCAGTTCCACCTGACAACGCACGGCTATTTGGTAACGTGGGTTCCTGATTTTTGGTAATGAACGTCTGCTGCTGGTCCGGGGCGCCAGCCACGGCAGAAGTCGTTGTTCGAACCGTTATGCCGTTTTGAACGATTGGAACTAATTCGTCCCCATCTATCGGGCCGGCCGCCGGCAGGTCAGAAATTGAAATGTTAGGCATTAGTTTGACGAGGGCGTAACCTCAATCCCTTCCATGTTGCCGTCATTTTGAACGATCCCGCCACTTTCACCCACCGACAAAATAGCGCCACTGTAGCCCCCAACGGTCAAATTATTTGGGTTTGTGGCGACACTGACATCAGGACGGGGGAAACGAAGGTTGATCCGCTCCGTCTGCCTTGCTGGGAGCCGGTACGGGTCTTTTTGATCAGCGCAACCACGCCCGCATACCTGCAGACCGGGAAAATTGGGATCACTTCTCATCTCGGCATGAGGCCGCTTCATACGACAGCGGTCACAGATTGCTATTGCAATCGTTGAGTAGCCGCGAGTGTCAAGGAATCTAGGCATTAGCGAGAATACACAGAAATGTTTGGCGCAAAATAAATTGGACTTTTATCCCTTTCTTCCTGCTCTGCTTCATACAAATACTTATCGGATTGTTTTTCCAAATAACCGATGCGATCTACTGCAACACCGGGTATTTCCATGCTCATTTGATGTGCAAGCATGGACTGAATGGCCAAGTACCACCGTTGAGGAATTTCCAATTCATCCGATAACGCCCCGACATCCTGAATTTGCCTTGAGCACCAGACCGTCATTTGCACAAAAGCATTTGAAGGCACCGGCCACAGATACATGGAAGGTTGCGGAATGGTCCTGTCGAACCAGAACTGGAACGGCTGATTCGCCGTGAAGTTCTTGTTCGGAAGGTTGGTGTAGTCATCGCGGTTCAATCTGGCCATCGTGATTTCTGTCGAGTTGTTCCCGACATAGAACTCACGCAATGCCAAAGTCGTTCCACTGTAAGCCCTTACACGGTAATGCTGAACATTCTGTCCCGGATCAATATCATTCCAAATCCATTGGTTGTCAGTGACCGTCACTTCACCAATGTCATACAGCGTAGTCCACGTTATTCCGTCCGTGGAATACTCCAGAATGAGAGACCATATCGCAGAACCACCTCCGGCCACATAAGGCAAAACGCCTATCGAGCCGGCATAAATGGGGTTTGAGGTCCCGTAATCAATGGCAATGTTGCCATTTGCCGAGGTTTGAATGCAGGCCGTATCAGTATCATTGTCAAACGCATTTGCTACCGTTCCCCCTGCCGACGTGCTGTACCCACCAGTGGCGTTTGGCGTGGGACGATTCATCTTACGATACAGCGCATTCAACACATCCACAGAACCCAGCGGAAGCGTGTAGATGTACTTGTTTGGCGTCAGCCCAATAACCTTCTTGGTGATCGCCCAGTACTGAATCCCGCGATTGGCAAGGTTGGACAACAGATAAAAAAGACTCTCCCTTGCTGAAAGTTGCTGCTCTGACGTGAGTTCTTCAGCCAACTTTCCGCATCGACGAGCGCCATGATCGATGAGTGTTTGCACGTCTACAACGGTTTGTCCAGTCGTTCCACTGTAAGACATTTTTTACCTCACCATCCGGGGCAATTCCAGCGTTTCATAGATGCACGGGCTCGGCTTCCCTTTTCACTCTTCTCTGCAACGGGCGCCATTCTCGCGCAAAACGAATCCCGGCGAGGGCCTCCTTGGGGTTGCGGAGCCTTCAGATTTGAACCCGTTTCACGGTTGTATTTTTCACGCCCCTTGGCGGTCAGCCCAGCGCCTTGCTCGGCAGGCAACTTCTCGCCCCGACCCACAGCCAGCGACACCTCGCCGCCCTTTTTCATGCGCTCAGGCAGGCTGCTGTACGCCTTCTTGCCCTTGTTGGAGGCCGTGAACTCAGCCGCCACGGCGGGCTTGATTCCGACCTTCTTCGCGAACTTCGGGTTGTTCTCTGCGGCCTTCATCAGCCGGAATTGGGCTTGGGACTTGGCTGGCATTTAGACCACCTGCAACATGGTGACGATGACCGATGGGATCGCCGGGTATGCAGGGGTCACGCTGGCCGGTAGGTGTTCCATGGTCACAGTGATGGCCGTGGGCAACCAAACAACCTCGACATAATCGTTGGCGGTCAAGTCCAGCAGGAAGGTCAGGGACGCAACACCGTAGCCAAAGATGCTGGCGCTCTTGCGAGCCGGGATCGTGTACTGGGTGGCCGAGTTGGCCAGATCGACACCGTTGACTCGAAGCCAGACCGTGACATCCTCCTGCGCGTTGTTCGTGTTCTTGAATTGCGAACTGAATTGCAGGTTGTACTTGCCGGTGTTGGGCACGGTGATGCGGCTGCTGCTGACCAGCGTCACGCCGTCGGCCACATCAATCGTATCGAGGGTCATCACGGTGCCTGCGCTCACGCTACCCGTCTGGTCTGTGCCGTCACTGAATCCGCCGTAGGCGTTGTCATACGTACGCAAGGTATCGACCGTGACCTTCACATTTGCACCGCTTTGCACCAAAGGCACGAGTTCCGCGCCAGTCAGAGTGGCCGCAGAAGGCATCGCGGAAATTTTTTGGTCTGCCATTACGAGACCTCCAGAGTAATTTTGCTGTTGTCCTCCTGAAGCACATACCCCGGAGTCGTCTCATCAGCAATGTAAAAAGTCGTCACAGGTGTGCCGCCATAGAGGTCAACAACACCATCGTCGCCCACATCTTCGCCGATGCCCGCGCCCACCGCGTTGACGGCGCTTGTCTGACCAGCAAATCCGTCGGTGGTGTTCGCCTGATCTGCTACATCACCATACCCTACGGGCATAATTAAATACCAGCCTGAACCAGTTTTAGGGTTGCGGTGCCATCACCAGAATTCACCAAAACCTTGATGCCAGTTACCGGGAAAGCATAGTTGCCGTCTTGATTTGTCGTCTCACCAGTGATGGTGGGGTGCGAGAACCAAGTCGTAAACCCCACAGCGGGATCATCAAAGGTGTGCTGAACGGTGTAGTCCACAGTGCCGGTCACAATTACGCCAAAACCAACATTAAAAGGCGTGATGTCAGTGTTCATCACCAAAGCAGAACTGGAGCCAACACCCGTCTTTGAAATAATTTGCACTTTCATACGTATCTCCAATTCTTAAAAAACAGGGGCCGAAGCCCCTTTTTTCAATTAACGTTGCCGCCCTTTTTGCGTTGAGGAACGACAGTCGTTGATTCCCGAGTCTTCGTAACAGCGCCCGGTGCAGATCCCAACGCACCCTTGACCTTGTCCACCAATGGGCGGATATAGGTCATCGGGTTTAGCGCGTCACTCAAAGCCTTGTTTTCTTCAGCTTCCCGCTCGTAATGGGCCTTAAAGCCCTTTGACTCACGCTCGGATTGCTTGTCCGACAAGCCACCCCCATTTTTTCTCTGAACCTTCCCGCCATTCTTGAAAGTTCCAGAAAGCTGGTTGATGACTACCGGAGGTGTTGGCTTTTTATGACCTTGCGGCATCGCCACAGGTTTCCCCGTATTAACAAGGCCCCCCGTGGCGAAAGCTTTTTTTAGGGCACCACCTTTCTTGTAGCCCCCAGCATTAGCTTTCTTGACTTCGCCGGTCGTGGTGTTGGTCTTTCCCGGCGGAGTGCCAACTACGTTACCTTCAACGTAATCCATCACGCCACCATGGCTCTTGCGAGCGACCTTGCCACCATTCTTGTATCCACCAGCATTGGCATTTTTGACGCTACCAGTCTTGGCGGGCGAATTATCACGATTGGCTTCGTGCATCAGGGTAGTTTTGTACGGCCCCACACCCCTCTCAGACTTGATGATGCCGCCAGAGGCAAACCCTGCAGCCCCCATCGCAACACCACCAGATTTGAGTTTGAGTTTGGTGCCTTTGCCACCTTTATGCTCTTGCGCATCATGCTGTGCCATGGCCTTCTTAATCATGGCTTTGTCTTGCGCGACATCTCCGCCACTCTTCATGGGACGTTGCCGTGCCATTTGCGCCATCATCATCGCCTTACGCCGATCCGCCATTGAAGGACGACGCGGGGCAGCAGCCTCAAGAGGCGCGGCGCTTCCACCAACCATTGGCAGACCACGAACGCCCATAGGGCCACCATCAAACTTGTGCATCGGCTTATGACCGCTTTCCGCCTTTGCACTGCCCTTTACAGAAACGTGGCCACCTTTCTTCAACTTAAGCATGACTGAAGGTTCAGTGGTTTCCATCTTCACCATCGGTTTGAATTGACCCATGATTAGTCCTTCTGCGCATAAACCACCGTCAGGCGGAAAACACCCTGAGTAGTGGAAACAGTGCCATTGGGATCAACGGTGATGTAGACAGTCTGATTGGTCGAGATGTTTGCCATCGCCAGCGTTTGCGCCGCAGTCGGGGAAAACGCCAAACGACCACCAGCAATGCCGTCAGTTGATGACATGTATTGCGTGCCGGCAGCGGCAGAACCAACAGTAACTGCAATCGCAGTAGCAGTCCCGCCACCCACAACGGCCGCAACCGTACCATCAACAATTATGTCAATGATCTGGGAATTGGCCGGAAGGTACACGGTGCTGCTAACGGCAGTACCCGCAGCAACAGTAGTCGCGGTCGTTGTCTGAGACATGACGACATAACCACCGTCGACAGTATCAGTCAACGATCCAGACCCCGCCCGCAGGGTTGAACCGAAATAGGTTTGAGACATTGTCTTTTACTCCTTAGAGAAGATGGGGCGAGGATTGACGGGCATCAGCGATTTCCTGTTACGGGTTTCACTGATGCCTGCGTCATTTTACAAATCCTCGTTAGACGCCCGGAGTTCCGTACATTGCACGGGGGTCCGTAAAACCGACCTGATACCGCTCCGTCGCCTTGTAGCGCATCGAATCAGTTTCAAAGTCGCCTTCCATCGTCTTCTCCAAGCCACGGCGCATCAGAAGCTTCATGCCTTCCGGTGCGTCGGTCTGCACCCACCATGCGGTGGACGAAGACAGACGCGACAGGACAGCAGCACCTTCGTCAAGCAGACCAATCGACTTGATCGGGTTGACGTCGTTGTTTGCCGTGCCGGTGCGCAGAACGCTCTTCAGCAGCACTTCCGCTTGGAACACATTGCCCGGAGCCACCACGAGTTGACGCGGCACCAGACGGATCTTCTTACCGTTGTTATCAACGGCTTGACGGATCTGGATCAGCATCTGCTCAAGGGAGGTTTGGGAAAGGTTCGCAGCAGTGGTTAGCAGGTTGCTGAACGTGCCGTTCACGATTGGGTGAGAGGCACTGTTCAGCGCAACACCGTCGCCGCCCGGATAGGACGAGTTGAAAGCGCGGTTCAGCACATTGGCCGCCAGCGTTTCTTTCGTCTCAATCAGGGACTGCGCAAGGTGCTTCGCATACACTTGCCCGATACGGATGTGGTCGCCATCCTCCACCAGCACTTTGGTCAACGCAAAGGCCAAGCCATAAACGTTGTACACATAACGCTGAAGGAACAGGACGCCACCTTGCTGATACGCAACCGCAGTGCCGTCAGGCAGTTGCGGAGCCGCACCAAAGCCGTAAAGTACCGGCTCTTCATGGTAGTTGCGCGGAATGCCGTTCTGCTCGCGGAAAACCCGCGACCATTCATCAGCACGTTGGTCATAGACGCCGTCGAAACATTCGTTGAGGATCGGCTCAACAATCGAGCGGAAGTCTGTACTTCTCATCGGAGCAGCCATTTTTTAGCCTCCCTTAGATGGCATTAACGGTCGCGCGGTACTGCGACTCGTTTATGGTTACCCGTACAATCGTGTACGCATCGCCCCATGCATTGTCTACGTAGGGTGCCAAGTCAACGATCTGCAGTTGCGCACTGTTTCCAGAACCAACCAAGGTGGTGGAAATGGTACACGCCGACAGTCCGGTGGTGGTGGAACCTGCCGTCGCATTGGACAGGTCGGCCATGTCGCCGATTGCCGTTTGCGCAAGAGATCCATCCGCCTGAATTTCATAAACGATGTTCGGATCGTTGTAGAAATAGGCAACGCACGAACCAGTCTGGTACGCGGTAGACGCCGGCCAGTAGTTCGATACACGACGACGACCCGTGGTGTCAGTCCATTCAACACCAGCAAAGGCGCCCTGAAACGAATCGCCAGCCGCAGCTTGGACGATGTTCCCCGAAGAATTAAGCTTTACCGCTTGGCCCTTCAGAATGTCGCTCGAATAACCGGAAGCAATGCCACCAGCAATCGCTTGCGCACGATCCAGCCCAGACGGGTGGAAAGCAGGCCTCATCCCAAAGGGAGCATTTGTTGCACTCATATTAAGCTCCTGAATTGAATTGAAAAAGGGTTTGACTACTACGCCACGCCTTCCGCGTTCGAAAACGCTCCTAGTCGTGCGTTTCAGCCCAGTTTTTTTTCACCATGGGTCGAAGGTGCTTTCGTTGCACTTACGACGCCCGTTGCAGGCATCCGGCTCCGTACTACATTTTTGCAGTCTACCAGCCATCAAAACTTTTTTAAGCTTTTCCGGACTGGCAGACTTATTACGCTTTAATAACAACAATTTTTTATTTCGTCAAGTTATTTTGCGCCCCCGGTTTCCCGGGGATGCACTTTTACCTGAAAATCGGCGCAGGAATCGGTTTGTCAATGGCATCCAGCCCATCCCCCTCGATCTGCCCCAATCGCTTCCCTGAACTGTCTCGGCCCACCTGCTGCTCGGCCTGAACCCGGATTTTGCTCGCCTCTTCCAAGGGCTGCTCGTGATGAAAGTGAGTCATGATGTCCTGATAATGATCCATCGGGATCTTGTAAAGCAGCATTTCGTTACATGCGATATACCCCGTTCTTTCCCCAGCCGTGACCCGGTAATTGTCAAATCCGGGTAGTTCGTCGGACTTAACGGGGACATAGCCAAGGCGCATCCTCTTGTCAATGCTGTCGTAACTGTTCGTCGTCGACAGCCAGCAAAGGTGCCAGCCGGGGATCTCCGGTACGGATGGCAACGCACTTTGCCGCCACTCATCACGCCACATCTTCCGTCGATCCTCCGTTGAGACCATTTCCGGCACCGACCGCATTTCATCCAAAGCAGCGCGACTTTCACGCCCGGATGACAAAGACTTCTTAATTCGTTGATCTTCCATGACTAATTACTCCTTGAGCGTTGTTCTTGAGCGTAACGGCGAATCATTTTTGCTCGTTTTTCGGGGTCTTCCCACATGCCGGCATCCTTCATCGCCCTGACCTGATCAGGCGAAAGCGTGAACGACGTTCGACCACCGCTACTGGCCGCATTTTCCCGACCGCTGCTGGTCACAACGCTTCGCGGGGTTCGTGGAGCGACCCGTTCTTCGCTCTCCTCGTACCTGTGCGGGAGCCTCTTTTGGAGTCTGGCGTCCAGTTCTTCCCAGTAATCAGGGTCTGCCGGGTTCCAGCCTTCCTTAACCAATCGTTTATCAATGGTCAGGGCAATTTCGGAATCCTCATCGTTCCCGCTCGGGTCGTACCAGTCGTTTTTCTCCATCCACCGCGCCGCCATCTTCTGAACGTTACGGTCAGGGGCTATGGTTGGCTGTTGGCGGGGTTCCGTCGCCCTCTGCTTCAAAGCCTCCAGCGATTCAGCGGCCCGACGCGCCTCAAACCACATTTCCTGCGCATTGGCCATCCCTTCGCCGTCTTGGGCGCTCGCAGCTTCAGACATCTTCATCTTTGCATACTGGATTCGAACCTGCTGATCTTCTATGGCCTTGTCGATTCTCGCCAATTCAGAACCATGCGTCCGTTGCTCTACGGCCGACAATCGAGCCAACAGGTCTTGATTCTGCCGCTGCAGTTGCTGGAAGCGAATGTCCTTTTCCTGCTGCTGTTGCCGGTGGTAAATCTTTTTTGCTTTGCGTTTTTCACGGCGAGCAGCACGAATCGCTTCAGTGTCGTCAGGGTGGTCTTCTTCCTCTTCAACCTCCTTTGCGGGCTCGGCCTCAATAGTAACTTTGCCCTCTTCCTCCGGGACATCTACGCCCTCAATTGTGGCGCTACCGTCGGATTGCTCCGCAACGACCAGTTCATCTTTTGGGATTTCTTTTTCTTCGTTCATACAAATGCTCGCATTTCTAGCGGGTTGCCAGTGATTTTTGCGATGATCTCGTGATCGTTCAACACCATGAACTCCACTTTGTCCTCGCCTTCCGGTGCTCCCGGAACCATCACTTCCCACCGATCAGCAGTCCATTTCGGCACTCGCAGATAATCACCAACATCGCACCACGAGCCTTCAGGCCACGGCTCCATTGAGTCGCGCTTTTTGAAAGCCAGCGGGCCTATCGACACCACCTTACCCACAGGATTCTGGGCTTTTTCGGTGTCTCGGGTTTCCTGCGCCAAGATAATTCCTGATGCAGTCACCCGCTTTTTCGGCATCCTCAATTGAACAAGGACTCTAGCGCCAAGGGGAATCGCACCGGGATCTACAGCAGGGAAAGCCCCCGCCAAATCAGCATCGTTAGACGCTACCGGATTATTCATTTTCTTCCTTTAACAAGTTATTGAGAATTTGCAGAGCCTCTTCCAGCCCCGCGTACTGACCGACCAGCCTTTGGTACGTCTCAAAATTCACCGCATGACCTGCAGTGAGAGAATTGGCTATTTCAGCCTGCCGTACCTTGACTTGGTCGATGAAGTCTTCGACATAACGCATTATTTTTTCTTGGCTTGTGCCAGACCTCCAGTCTTTTCCTGTTTTGGTATCGGTTGATTCACCGGGGCCCCTTGCGCAAGCCTTTTATGCTGGGGTACCAGTTCACTTTTTTGCTCTTTATCGCTCGTTCCCATATCAAACTCCTCTTAAATTGCGTTGAATTTCATTTTGCAAGGCAATTACTGATTCGCCCTGCTCCTTTTTAAGCCTTGCGGCCTCCAAAGTCAGATCGAGCGTCTTCATGCGCTCGTTTGTAAGATTATTTTCAGTGTTTTGAGCGGCTTCAAACTGCAATTTTTGCGATTCCAGCATGTTTTTGTTTTGCATTTCCGCTTGTTTCAACTGAATATCAGCCTGATCACGCGCAGCACGACGCTGAGTCTCTGCCGTTGACGCCTGAAGCACCGCTTGAGCGTCCCCATCCATCGGCGCAGGCTTGGGTTGCGAGAATTGCTGGGCTACCTGCATCAATTGCTGGATCTGCGGCATGATTTGCGCAAAGGTTTGCTGCGAATCCATCTGCAAATGCGCCGCGGCAACCGCCATTGCCCGGTCAATCTCCGGCGCAAGCTTGGAGTCTTCGTATTTTTGCTGTTTCACCTTCGCCGGCACCAGCGTGTACCCGTTCATTTTCTGCGTGTACCACAACATCATGTGCTGCTTAATGTGCGCAAGCACTCCGGGAGCAAATACCGGCGCAACGATCGGGTTCATCCCCAATGCCGGGTCCAAGGCGAACGCCAAGTGAGTTGCAATGTGCGCCATGTGGTCCTGCCGGGGGTACGCTACCGCTATTCGCCCCATAGCTATGGCAGCATTTTCATCGGCGGCATGCATTTCCTGCGGCTTGGAGTACTGCGGCATCATCGCCTGAAGATTCGGGATCTTCATCTGCTTTAATGCCTGACCCACCACTACTCGTCGGTCAAACAGATCAGGATATTTGTCCATGTAGGACAGCACCGCCTGCGTCTGCGCCATTCTCTGAGTCTCGGAGAATATATGCGGATCTGAGACCGGAATAACGTCCCCATTGCGCTTGAAATCCTCTTTCTTGATGGGCAATTCCGCAACAACGTCGCCCTTTTTCTGTTCATCAAGATACCAGCGATTCAGTCGCTGAAGCACTTGAAGAACTCGCCGTTGTGAGTTATGCAGTCGCGCATGAATTGCTGAAAATACCGCCGCGCCTTGCTCAATCAATGCCTGCGTCGTTCCAACAGGGGCTTGACTGGTGATGTCAGCAATCTTTTCCTCGCTCGTGGTCACAACACCCTTGGCTGCTTTCTCAAGGAACCCCAAGAGACTGAAAAGCACCGTTGAGGGTGGGTTGAACGGCATTGCAAAGGCAATTTTCTTGATGTCGTCTACACCGGGAGCGCCCTCAATTTCCACCACCTGCGTGACGTCCACTTGCTGGCTTTGGCCGCTTATACGAGCCCCTTTGAGCTTCAGCATCGTGGGGGCATTGTTGATGTGGGCCGAGTCCAGCAACGCCCTCAGAGCGCCCGTGAGAGCGGCAGCAAGCCCTCCAATCAGATGTGGAAGACCAATTGCGTAAGCCCCACGCCACGGGATGAATTTGAACTCAATCAGCCAATCCAGTTTGGTGAACGTTTCGTCGCCGTCTTCCCAGTTTCTGTACAGGCCAAGCACTTCCATGTCCAGTTCGTCGACCATCAGAATGTAGGGAGCGTTCTTGCCCTTGGTTTTCGGGTCGTCCTCCAGATCCAGCCAAGTGTAGATATGGAAGACACGCCGCAGCCCATCTTCACCGCTCTGGTATTGCTTCCCCTCGATCTTGTTATTGGCCTTTTCAGCCAAGCTGGGGTCCGGCTCCATCGAGGCGCGGATAATATCCACATCACGGTAAAGCCCGCGGGAAATGCGATTCTTGAATTCCCATTCCGAGATGTTATGCACCTCAGTTACTCGTTGCGCAGTGTAGAAATTCACCGCGCTGAACGGCAGATACACATTATCAATCGGCACAAACTCAACACACGGCCGCTTTTTCTGATCGTCCCACCACATCTTCAGGAACTGACTCCCGCCCAATGGAAGCTGCGCAAGTAATTGTTCCTGCTCGTCGCGGAACTCTTCAATCTGCTCGGTCAATTGCCAGTTCATGTAGTCGCGCTTGCGCTCGGCAACCTCCGTTTTTGCTTCCGTAGCCTCGCCAATGATGTTGGTTCTTGCGGGGCCGTCCGGTGGAAACAACTCCTTGATTGCTTTGGCAGCAAAGTCAACACAGGCTTCAGCCATTACCGGATGAACAACTTTCGATGCCCCATTAAACGTCGCCCCGCCGGGAGCGTCGTTTCCAAGACCCGTCCTTCGCAGGCCGTCCTCGTACTGCTTGTCACGCTCTTTCCTCGCTTCCTTGTCCTTCTCGATCAGGTCAAGGTAACGTGACGCAATGGAATTCAGATCGCCAATGTCCAGAGTGTCTGCAAGGTTTTCATAAAAGTCTGCAGACTCCTCCGGGCCGCGCACGTTGTCCTCTACCGTGACAACCGCAGATCCATCCCCCAGTTCTTCAACGTCCATGGGTTGATCAGCGATGGAGACCTCCGCCCCACCATTTGGAAGCATGGTCAGTCCGTCAATAAAACGCCCGAATTGCGGATCTATGGGCATATCAGCCATGTCGTTTCCTTAGTTGTTTGTTCATCACAGCCATCTGCATAGCATCTTGGTTTACAGGGCCACCGCGCTTCATGCCACCTTCAGGTTGCTTCCAGGGATACAAAAACTGATCGATTTCATCTTGCGTAGCATAACCGCCTAACTTTTCCCGCATAGCTTTCGCCAGTGGCTCATCACCGTACGAAGAGGCTATGTTCTTTAACCCCGTATTCTGCAAGTCCCCCACATCGCTCCACTGCTGCGACTTAACGAAGTCTTGAATGAAGGGCAAGTCTTCCGGATTAGGCTTCTTGTTTTGCAAACCTTTAATCTCAGCAATCTTTGGAGGAAGTTCAGCGGTAAGTTTGGCAAACTCTTCTGGGTTTGACTGTTGGAGCCAAGGCCAGAAGTTGTCGGAGAAGTGCATAGTGTGTTTGCCAGATGCGGCAAATGCTTTTTGATACTCGCCCAGCAACTCTGGAGGAACGCCTGCAATATCCCGTAATCCCCTTGCCGGGTCGTTGCGCGCTTGCTGCTTTGTACTAATTTGCGCTACAGCCTTGCCTTCTGGGTTATGCAGCACATACAGCCGGTTGTTGCCACTCCCATATCGCATAGCAGTGTTTGCGCCTTCCGTACACCACCCACCTTGACAGCCAACTTCAGTAGCGTATTTCAAAGCTTCTGGGCTGGTTTGCAGGTCAGGCAACGCCAGCCATTGGTAGCCTTCCGGATACTCTTTATGAACAGGGATGCCTTCACGTGCAACGTTAAGTGCGTCTTCACTTTGCACTTTACGCCATGCGTTGATCTCATCAACTCGTGCAACAGCTTGCGGCACGGACCACTTGGGTAAGTCTTTCGGGTCAATCTGGAATGCTTTGGGCAGGTCGGTGTCCGCACGAGTCGCGTTGCGTAGTTCGTCGATGAGATGGTTAAAGCCAAGCTTCTCAGCCGCTTGTTTAGTGGCCAATGAATATGCCATCGCATTGGGGTTGGCAACTGCATATTCACCACCAAGATCTCTTAACGCCCCGGGTAAACGATCAGGCGTGGCTTTACTTGTGCCACGAAGACGATTACCGTATGTGTCGCCAAAAACAGCCGCATCTGCCACGTCTTCCCAAGCCCGACCTTGCGCGCCTCTCCCTCTAGTGTAGTACTTTTTGTCACCAATGCTGCTCGTCGCGCCTCGAGCCAAGCTTGCATCAGCACTGACATCCTCCGGTTTAAAGTGCAACCCAGTGCGCCCCTCAATCAATTCTTTTTCTTTTTCCAGATCGCGGATTCGAGCCTGCGATCGTGTCAGCATCTCCGGGTTCACACCTCTCTCTGACTGAGCCTTGCGCAAATCAGCAGTCGCTTTGTCAATCTGTTTTTGCTTGGCGGCAAGCAACTCTGCTTTCACTTTTGGGAATGACTCGGCCTGAAGGCGAACAGGGTCCTTCTCAGTTGCCATCTCGTTCTTGACGTATTTTGTCAAGTTCTTGTCGACCCAGTTGTTAATAGAAGATCTTGCGACAAAATCCTCTGTGTGCTCACCCGGAATCTGAATAACAGTGCCTGACCTTAGATCATCCAACGGATAAGTCCCACCAGCGATCCAGTTGCCGCCCGGATCTTTGATGATGTTCAGACCGTGCGAAGGCTCTGAAATTTTTGATGCGGCAAAGGGCTTCAAACGCTTGTCAACACGTCGACCTTCATCAGAAGTCGCACGAAGCGCCAATCCAGCTCTTGTCAGATAGTTCTCAGCCATCTCCCCGGCTGTTGGTGCAAGTGCTTTAGCACCACGACCAATGGCCTTGGCCACCTGAGGCAATGATGCGATTGCTTGTGCAATTGCCACTGCGTTCCCGCCTGTGATCCCAGCCTTTAGATCGTCCGATGTGTTTTCAGGCAAATAGTATTCTTGCAATCGTTCTGTCGTAGGCAGCGCACGTAGCACCTCGGGAAGCTCAGGAGCGCTTGAAGGCTTGAACTCCTCGTACAGCGAAAGCAAGTCACCCGGAATCCCGGGCAATTGCGCGGCATAACCAGCCAGCGCGCCCATTGCGCCTTTGCCAAGCCCCGCCGCTTTTGCAATGGCGTCATCAATGCTTTTTGGAATCCGCTCAGTCAGCAATCGTTGCCGCGCCTCTTGTTGTGCCGCGAGGTACTGATCAAAGTCTTTTTCGAACTGACTTATCGTTCGGGTTCGCGCTGGAGCATATCCCCTAATCGGCCCTTGCTTGGCTTGCGCGAGCTTGGCTTGCGCGATGGTCTCGTCAACATTTTTATTCACAGCGCCACCTTTGCGGAATGGGAAATCTTCTGGGTCACCATACTGCGGTTTTTTCGCCAGCACCAACGGACCAATCTGTATTACCTCATCAGCAGAAACTATCGGCGACATAGTCTCCCGGTCGTAAAAGTACCCATGCCGCTCTGGATCATAACCAACCTGCCGCCAGTCCTTGTGCTTCAAGTACTTCTGAGCCTGCTCCACAGCAAATGCTTCATCCATCGGGTTCCACCCGCCGCGAATGACGGCAAACGGTGCCTTTGACGTCTCGCCCGTCGCCACCTTCATTGCTTTTTCCGGAGAAGGAATCATCGTCGCATCGGTCACAGACGATGTCGACCCATACACCGTAGGAGCCCCCTTGCGATGAATGCTATTTACCCAGACGCCGTGCTGACTGTATGCAGGGATGTCCAACCTGAGATCCGTCACCTCTCCGGCACCAATATCAGCGGTTTTCCCGTATGCACCGCGCTTGTTTGATGTCAAAGCAGCAATAGCCTCATCAACGGTCGCTGGCTTTGGAATAAATTCATAGGGCTTAACGGGCTTCAGCGCATTGACAAGAGCAGCATACTCGCTCTGGGTCATCCTGCCGGCCTGCACCCGTCTAGCGGCCTCTGTAAGTTCAGGAACGCGAGCGGTCACGTCCTTGTATGACATATCAAGCCGATTAACCGCTGGCACGTCAACCTTCGGCGCGAACAAATCAACCACTGCTTTGAGTGCTCTCTTTTTACTCACGATCAAATCGCATAAGGGTTTGCACGATTTGGTCGTGCATCAACAAAATCGTCGCTATCATCGCGTTGTGTCGGGTCTATATTAACCCAGCCCATGTCACGAAGAATACGAAGCGCCTGCGTTGTGCTATCAACAAGATCGTCGTGTCGAACTTCAGGGAATGCACAAAGCTGATTTAGCCATAGCTCAGCCCAATCCCTAACAAACCCCGGCCTATTGGCCGACTCTGGAACATACACGCGGCGATGTTTAAGTATGGGTGACACAACATTCAGGCGTTGCGTCTTGTCAGCCATGCCCGGGTTGTAGGACCTTACAGGCAGGCCTGCCCTTTGCAAATCCTGTACTAATGAAATGCCGGCGGATTTGTCCTCGATCAGGATGACATCAACTTTTTTGCCGTGCCCAAACTCATTAGCGTCTCCATAAATCGCTTTAGACTCTTCGATAACCTTGGGGCGGAGCTCCGGATACTGCAAATAGTCTTCCCAACAATCAATGAGCATGACACTCATAGGCTCGTCAGGCCCGGGCTTAAAGACGCCCCATACTGTGCATGCTGTAGGATCATTCTTTGTTTTGTCTGACGTGGCGCAATCGTAGCTTTGTAAGACATACTCAAAGCGAGGAAGTGGCTTGCCTTGCGGCCACAGCTTAAGCCATTCGCGTTTCACGATCCCGGCTTCTTCAGGGTCGATAAGCTCTGCATAAATTTCTTGTCGGCCTAAGGAGGTTCCCTCATACTGAAGGATCTGATTTCTAAATGTAGGTGCTAAGTTTTGAAGGTTGTCGTAGGTAGACGCGGATGTGTAGGCCACGTCCTCGCCATCACGGGCAACGAGATCCAAAACTAAAGGCTTGGGCTTGGGGGTTGTGGTCGCAATGATTTTAGGTGCGTCGCCTAGTCGCATGCCAAACTGCAGCATGTCCCATGACTCGTCAAGGTAGTCCCATGCAGCCAGCTCATCAAGCCAACCACCATGAAACTGAGGGCCGCGGAAGCGGTCAGGCTCTGACGCTGGGATACCTTTAAGCAAAGAGCCATTGACGAGATATATCTCATGCAGAGATCTTGTGTAGCGATCAACGAGCTGGCGAGGTATCACATTAAGCAAACCTGAGTCGCCTTCAAAGCATACGTCACGAACATCTGCTGACGTTGGCGCAGAAATTAACCAACGCGAATTCGATTTTGTCCATGCCTCCCACCATGCCCATTCGGCAGCACAGCGAGTTTTACCAGCTCCTCGACCCGCTAGCAGTAACCATACAGACCACCAAGAGCCTCGCGGCGGGATTTGATGCTTACCTGCTGTAGATAACCACTTTGTGCGAGCCTTGATGGCAAGCTGCCATTCTGGTGAAGCCTTGTTTAAATCAGGCCCGCCCTTAATGCGAGAGGCGAAATCATTTGCTACTGCTTGACTCAGCATCGCGCTGTCGAGCGATTAGCAACTCATCCATCAAGGATTGCGCGAAGTCATGCACCACGTCAACTTGCACAGGACCCCCTGCGTTGCCTGTGACCTCAACTTTGGAACGATCTGAGTATTCGCGAGGAAACCGCGCTGCCATTGACCGCGACCACAGCCCAGTATTTATTTTTGGCCCACCCGGGGTTTCAATCATATGCTGATGTGCCGTCGTCTCCCAATATGCCAACGAATCCTGCACGGCGAGATCAAAGGCCACGCGAAATTCCGGGAATGATTCAGCCCAGCCTCGCAAATTTATCACCAACACGCCGAGATGCGCCGCCATTTGCGCATGCGAATAACCGAGCTTGCCAAGCTCACGGATTTGCTGCGCGTACTCCGGCTTGTACTTTGATGGGCGGCCGAGAAAAGATCCGTGCTTGGAAGGTGTTTTGGTTGCCATATGGAAAGGGAATATAGTCTAAAAAAAATAAAATGTACAACAAAAACATCGTAGCAGGCAGGTAACACTCAGTGGTAACACCAAGCCAAAACTCTCTATAGCAAGCGCTATATCTATATATCTATATATCTATTACCTATATATATATATATATTATTAATATTTAGTTACTATAGTTACTATTGATATTATATAAATAAATCAACACTTTAGAGAGCTACATTTTAGTAACAACTCCGCACTAGTAACAGCTTTTTCATCAAAAAGACGCATCTTGCTCAATTTCCTGCTGTATGAGCATCTCCGTATTTCTTGCAATCTCGGAGTCCTTAACACTACTCGCCGGCGACTGTGTTACTCTAAAAAGCAGGTATCTCGCCGTTTTGCCGTTCACTTTTATGAGTTTGCTGGCCTCAATATCCCCGTATGCGAGCAGCGCCTTTTTGATGTATTGCATTTTAGGTCGTGTGTCGTGACCCCATTTTTCGCATAAAATTGCGAG